GTCATAAATCTCATGCTGCATGACCTCGACCCGAACGGGGACTTCCTCACCGTGTGGGACAACGCTGTGCTCGATCAGCAGTACCGAGGCATGGACACGGGTGAGATCTACCGTGCCATGAAGAAGCAGGGGCAACAACAGCAGCAGCCCAAGTCCGCAAGCGGAGGCGGAGCCAAGCAGTTCGACAAGCACGAGCCTGCCAAGCCCGATGCCAAGGGTGACGGTGAGGGTATGAAATCGCTGACGCCTGATGAAGCCGAGGAGGTGAAGCGTACTGTTGACAGTGCCCTGCGTCAGGGTGCGCTCATCGCTGGGAAGATCGGTGCCGATGTGAGCCGTGCGTTCGGTGATCTGCTGGAGCCGCAGGTTGATTGGGCTGAGCAGTTGCGTGAGTGGCTGCGTACCACGGCAGCGGGTAACGACCTGTCCACGTGGCGCAAGCCGTCGAGGCGGTGGCTGGCTCAGGATACCTACATGCCCTCGCGTTACACCGAGGCGGTACGTAGGGTAACCATCGGCGTGGATACGTCAGGGTCCATCAGTCAGGTGCAGCTACAGCGTGCGCTGACCGAGATCATGTGTGCCTGCGATACGGTGCGCCCTGAGATCGTGGACGTTATCTACTGGGACTCTCGTGTGGCAGCACATGAGGTGTACGAGGGTGAGGCTGTGCAGACACTGGCACAGACGACCAAGCCCAAGGGTGGCGGTGGCACTCGCGTCGGTTCGATGCGTGAGTACATGGAGCGTGAGGACATCAAGCCCGAGGCGACTATCGTGTTCACCGATGGCTACGTCGAGCCCGACTGGGGTGGGCAGTGGCCTGGGCCGGTGCTGTGGGCTATCAGCACCAAAGGTATGAGAGCACCTTCGGGTGTGTCGTTGTACGTCCCTGTTTGAGGGACCGGATGTCGCCCCGCAGCGCGACATTTTATGGAGGCCAACATGGCAACGAAGAAACCTGAGTTTGATTTGGTACTGCTGTCTGGGTTGGGTCACCGGCAATATGCCGTGCCCAAAGATGCGGCAATGGCGATCTTTGAGTTGTTCGCAGGGCATGATGTCTATGAGATCGACAACGAGTGGGTCGGGGGGTCTATCGGTAGTCGCAAGCTGGCGAAACTTGTCTGCGCTGATCAGAACCCACAGATCTCCACGCTCGGTGCAGTTCAGTTTCACCAGATGCTGGAGAACCAACGCATGAGAGAGGAAGAAGAGGAAGCCAAGCGGAAAGCCAAGGCCAATGATTGATCCCCAGCGCAACCTCAGCACAACGTACAGGTTCACCGACGTGGGGGGCCTGTATGAAGTCACGCTGTATCCCAAGGCACCGACGCCTATCGTGACCGAGCGGTATCGTATGGACATGCTGCCAGCATGGGTACAAGAGGCCATCCACCTACTAGACTGGGCGCACCCTGAGGAGGTGCGGGATGTGGGCAGGAAGGTCGGGATGACGTACTGGATCGATGCAAAACTTGAAGAACCCGCTTGACACGCTGCATGGCAGCGATTAGAGTCAAGTTTCAAACGGAGTGGCCGTCAACCGCAAGCACCAATCGGTGCGATTCAGCATCCCCGCTGCCACTCAGCGGGAGCCGAAGAAGGAAAACAATGAGCTTCAATATCGAATCTGGTGTGCCGATGGTGTCGAACCGCCGTGGGCGTAAGGCTGTGACGTTCCCGTTCGGTGAGATGGACGTGGGTGACAGCTTTCTGGTGGCCTGCGATGTGAACGCCAAGAACGAACTGAACAACTGGCGTCGCAAGATTGCGATTGCCAAGAAGGCTTTCGGTCAGGGCACGTTCTCTACCGCAACCGTGGGTGACGGCATTCGTGTTTGGCGCACCGCTTAACCACGGTTAACTCCGCACTCAACGCTCTGCTTAGGCAGGGCGTTTTTCATGTCTGAACGAAACTCAACTAGGAGAGAAGAATGGAAGAGGTCAAACAACAAGCATTGAACCGCGCATTGGTCCTGCTCAAGGCGGTGGGCTGCAAGTATTTCGTCGTTGGTCCAGACGATGTACATTATGTCGAAGGCGATCTGCATATTGCGGAACCGCCACCTGAGAAAAAGCGTATCAGAAAAATACACCGCAAACACGGTGATCTCGTTAGGTATTATCGACCGCTCATCCAAAACATGGAAGTGGGTAGCTGTGTGTCAGTCCCTTACGGACCTTTCGATAGTGAGCGTGAGGAGTTAGCAGCGGCTATATCTGCATGGTGTTCCCAGAACTGGGGGGCAAAGACTGCTATGACCCATACCACGGATACCAATATCGAAGTTTTACGCATCGCTTGAGGAGAAAGCAAATGAGCAAGACATACTTCCGTTTCGACCATCCCAACGACATCCTAATTGGCACGGGGCGTGTGGTGTACGAGCCTGCCTACGAGGCGTGGGCGCTGCCCGGTGGGGAGAAAACGAAAGACCGCCAGAAGGCGGAGGACATGGCTCGGACCATTGATGAGATCACAGCCCGGGAAGTTGTGGCAAAGCAGGCTGCGATGAAGAGGTGGATACGATGAGCACCAAAGATCTCGTCCGTCACGCCCGGGAGTTATGGAACTCCCCACTGGTCCCGCCTGAGATCAATCGGCACAATCGCAAAGCCTGGGTGCGGTCTGTCCTGCGCCTGGGTGACCGTTGGCTGTTGGCCCAGAAAGTCAGGAGGATTCAATGAAAACCGATACCCGTGAGTACGACGATGGCACCGAGCCCGATGTGTACCGGCGCTGGTGCTGCGATGGGCTGTGTAAACAAGGGCGCTTGTGCCCCAAGCTGATGCCCGCCGAGGCGGCGACTGACCTCGGTCAGGAAGAGCCGAACTTCTACAGCAAAGAACTGATGCTGGAAGAGGCAGCCAAGTTCGCAGTGGCTGTTGTGATCGTCGGCGCTGCCGTTGTGTTAGCTGCATTCCTTGCAGGGAGGTTCTTATGAAACTGTCTGTGAACCCAGTAAGAGTTGAGATCTACGACGAGGAGATGAAGCACTTCGTTGCTACGGTTGATATGAATGACGATGTCACCTGTAAGGTGCAGGTCTTGCAGGTAGTGGGCTGGCATGACTGGCTCGACCTGACCGACGCTGTGCGCCGTGCTATGCACATGATGGGTATGCAGCCGTTGGACGAAGGAGGCAAACCTCATGGGCATTAAACCGAAGATTCGCGTCATCCTTGAGGATGCCATTGACCGTGGCATCGAACGCGGCTTGCGCCGTGCGTATAAACACGCCGACACCCCAAGCCATCACGACATCATTGAACAAATCAAAAACGCAGTTTGGGGTGATATCCACGAAGTGTTTGAGTTTGATGAGGTGAAAGATGAGTGATCTGAGAACCGCCGCCCAGCAGGCGCTGGAGGCGTTGGAGTTCATGGCAGACGAATGGGGCTTTACGCAAAAGGCAAACAGACCTGAACGATGGCAAGCAATTGACGCCCTCCGCGCCGCGCTGGCAGAGGAAGCACTGCAACGCCTGACTGATGTGCATCAGGAGATTGAGGCTGTTCTGGAGCAGCCGGAGCAGGAGCCGGTGGCGACGGTGGCAATGGATGTGTCACGGGCTCATATTTCTTGGGACGGGAAATACCTCGGGCAGAGGCCGGATATGAAGATCGCAATGCTGCTCAAGGATTTGCCTGTTGGGACGCTGCTGTTCACCCACCCACCCCGCCGCGAGTGGCGAGGGCTGACGGAGGAGGAGTTTTGGCCAATGTTGGAGGCCGAAGGACGTGCCGACAGAAAGCCCGTCGAAATCATTGCAGCACTCGCCCGCGCCGTCGAGGCCGCGCTGAGGGAGCGCAACGCATGAAACGCCAATCCAAACACAAACACCGGATCACTGCGCTGATGCTGGAGCAGGTTCGTGCGAAGCAGTACCTCCTTGAACTGGCAGCCAAGTTATTAGAGAAGGTTCGGCCTTTCAGTGAAGTGATGGCCGAGATATACGCCAAGGCTCGGGCCGAACGGGAGGGGCAGTCATGACTGAAGAAAACGAAGGCCTCTTCGATGATGTACCTCTGGCGAACAGAGAGCGTGACCGGGCGTTTGAGGCGTTTATCAAGCGCAAGGATGTGAAGGCTATGTTCAGTGATGGGTTCCCCTTCCCGCTGAATCGTGGGTATTACGACTTCTGGTGCATTGTCTGGGCCAAGGCGTGGGACAAGGGGTTCAAGATTGGATGGGAAGAAAGGGGTAAAAATGACAAAGGATGATGTGATCCGCATGGCGCGGGAGGCTGGGTTTCGGTTTTCTGATGAGGAAGGCCCGCTAATGGCGAATCACGCCGAGTGGCAACGCCAACTGTTTGAACGCTTCGCCGCCCTTGTCGCCGCTGCCGAGCGCGAACGGCTTGCTAAAGCACTTGATCATCAGTGTCGCGGTATGTCAGATTACTTTGAGGTGAAGTGGATACGAGAACTTGCCACAGCACTCAGGAGAAATCAATGAAATACCTACCCCAAGACTTCGCCCGCTGCATGAGCAACCCACTGCTTGATCAGTGCAAACAATGCGCAAGGAACGTGCACATGAATCCTGTGCATCCCGACAGCGCATGGCAAACGTGGATCGGCCCGTGGGTCGGGCATGGTCCGTGTCCTAACGGAGACTTTGTGGAGGTGAAAGATGAGTGAGCGCTACGTAGGTTTGAATAATTTGCTGGGTAAAACTATGACCAGCGTTTTCAACGTGGACGACCAAGAATTGGTCTTCATTACCACAGAGGGTCAAGTCTTCAAGCTGTACCACGATCAAGACTGTTGCGAGTCTGTAGAGATAGAAAGCATCGTCGGTGACCTCGCTGATTTGGTTGGTGAGCCCCTGCTGATGGCGGAAGAAAGCACCAGTAATGAGCACCCGTCAGATCACAAGCCCAGTGAATACGACGAGTCTTTCACTTGGACTTTCTACAAATTTGCAACCCGCAAAGGCTACGTAGATGTCCGCTGGTTTGGTCAGTCAAACGGCTACTACAGCGAAAGCGTTACCTTTGTGGAGGTGAAAGATGAGTGAACCTGTTGTGTGGGCATGGAACCATCAGTTAGAGGAACTCAACGACCGTAGTAATGGCAAGCACATCTACGCATGGGGGAGCAAAGCAAACTATCCGAATTCATCGCTTAAGCATGCAGAGTTAACACCTCTTTACACACACCCGCCCATTGAACGCACCCTCACCGACGAGGTCATCGCTGACCTGTGGCACCAGAACGGCGGGTTCCACCATCACTTCGCTAGGGCGGTAGAGCGGTATCTGAAGGGGGATAAATGAAGTCCGACTACGTTGAAATCGGCTTGGTCATCAGTGCTGCGGTAACAGCACTAGGGGTCGTATTTATGGCTATAGGGTTCCTTGGAAAAACGCAGGAAGACATTGGAGTTGAGTTCCGTGCTGCGTGTTCACAAGCAAACGGGAAAGCAGTGTGGAACGGTCGGCATTGGGAGTGTCTGAAGGGGGAGAAATGAAGTCTGTGTACGTTGTTTTGGGTTGGCGCTTCAGCCCTATCGCTATTACTCACCCGTGGCCTGTCGCTGCGTTTGCAACGCGCAAAGAAGCAACCGCGTTTGCTGACCAGAAGAACGCCGAGTCCACTGGCAAGCAGTATGGCGTGACGAGAGTTGCGTTTGGAGGTAAGGAGTGAAACTCGGCTACTCCACTGTGCGTGAAGTCTTGCAGACCTGCGGGCCGCTGACCATGCGTGAGGTGGCTGTGCACTTCCCTGATGTGCCGTACCAGAACGTAGGCTCTGTGCTCTCTGCTATGCGCAGGAAGGTGGCGGCTAAGCAGGTTTACATCCACTCATGGACCCGTGAGGGCATAGGCCGCACGTACCTACGCGCCGTTTACGCGCTGGGTAGCAAGAAGGATGCGCCTAAGCCACCGCTGATCCCTGACAGCGAACGCTGCAGTAAGTATAGGCAGCGTATGAAAGTTACCAAGCCCGACGCTGCACGTAGCGTCTTTGAATGGAGAGGAGAATGAAATGTCCCGAATGCAATGCCTGGACGGAAGTCCTGGAGACACGTGGCCCTTGGAGGCGCAGGCAGTGTGCGAACCTGCACAGATTCAACACGCTCGAAACCCAAACAAAGATTGGCCCTTCCTCTTTTCGTACCAAGAAGGACGAGTCCTCATCAACAAAGCACAACCCAAGTCCAAGTACCAAGAAGCCTGCGCCGCTGGCGTAGCACTTTTCTAAGCGGGCATTGCATAGCTGCGGAAGCGGTTCTATCCTCACAGATGTGAAGCCGACACAAGACGCGGGCAACCGCGTCGCTCCGCGCAGTACACGCTGCCCGCTACAACCTTTTGTGGCGTGTGCTGCCCCTCCGAAACCCAGAACCGAGGGGGCTGGGAATCTGTGTCTCCCCCTCACTAATACAAGGAACCTCATGACAGCAAACGAAATCCAAATAGCAGGCGACCATTACAAGAAACATAGGTTTGAGACCTGGGACGTAATCCTAGACTGGCAGTTAGGGTATCTCGACGGTAACGCTGTCAAGTATCTATCCCGCTGGCGCTCAAAGGGCGGCGTGCAAGACCTGAAGAAGGCCGCGCACTACATCCAGAAACTCATCGAAGTGGAAGAAGCAAATGGCAACACCGGAAAGTAAAGTCAAAACCAAGTGCGTTGACATCATCAAGAAGTACAAGGCGTACTACTTCTTCCCTGCACAGAATGGCTACGGTCGAGCAGGTATACCAGACATCATCGTGTGCTACCGAGGAATGTTCCTCGGTGTAGAATGCAAGGCCGGATTCAATAAGCCCACTGCTCTACAAGAGCGTGAGATGGCAGACATCCACCGTGCCGGTGGGTCCGCGATGGTGATCAGAGAAGATACAACTGAACTGCTGGAAGAGTGGTTCCATGAGAGATCACAATGGACATCCTGACGCTTGATTTCGAGACTTACTACGACAAGGATTTCAGTCTCAGCAAGCTGACGATGGAGCACTACATCCGCGACCCGCGCTTCGAAGTCATCATGCTCGGGATCCGCTGGCCGGATGGCACCAAGGAGATCGTCACCGGCTCCCATGAGGAGGTGCAGTACCGGCTCGACGGCATCGAGTGGGGTAAGTACGCAGTGCTGGCCCACAACACGCTCTTCGATGCTGCCATCCTGGCCTGGAGGTTCGGGGTCAACCCCGCTGCGTGGCTGGACACCCTGTCGATGGCACGTGCCATGTTTGGTATGAAGGGTAACTCCCTGGCCCTGCTTGCCAAACGGTACGGGCTGGAGGACAAGGGCACCTTCGTCACCAACATGATGGGCCGTCGTCGTGACGACATATCCCCCGGTGAGTTCAAGCAGTATTCCGACTACTGCCTGCACGATGTGCAGCTATGCCATGAACTGTTCTTCCTGATGTCCAACGGGTGGTACAAGCCTGAGACGTTCGACCATCGAGACCCCTACCCCCGCAAGGAACTGGAGTTGATCGACCGGCTCATCAGGATGTACACCGAGCCCACGCTGCGCTTGAACGCGCAGAAGCTGGAGGAGCACCTTGCCGATGTAGTGCGGCGCAAGGAAGAACTGCTGAGCAATACGGGCATCGCCAAGGAAGACCTCATGTCCAACCCAAAGTTTGCTTTGGTGCTGGAGTCGTTTGGTGTGTCGCCGCCGATGAAGATCAGCGCTACGACAGGCAAACAGGCGTTCGCTTTCGCCAAGACCGACCCGGGTATGAAGGCCCTGCTGGAGCACCCTGACGACCGAGTGCAGGCTGTGGTGGCTGCCCGGATGGGGGTCAAGAGCACCCTGGAGGAGACGCGCACCAAGCGGTTCATCGACATGGCGCAGCGCAACCCGCTGTTCCCGGTGCCTCTGAGATATTCTGCTGCGAGAACGCACCGCTTGGGTGGCACTGATGGTATAAACCTGCAAAACCTACCGGCCCGTGGGGCGCAAGCCAACAAGCTCAAGAAGTGCATCGAGGCACCTCCGGGCCATGTGATCATCGACTGCGACTCGTCCAACATCGAGGCGCGGATGCTTGCGTGGCTGGCGGGGCAGGATGACCTTGTGCAAGACTTCGCCAACGGTGTGGATGTGTACTGCAAGATGGCGAGTAAGATCTTCGGTAGGCCGGTAACAAAGGCAGATAAGGTAGAGCGGTTCGTAGGCAAGACAGTGGTGCTGGGCTGCGGATACCAGACCGGGGCGATGAAACTTCAGATCACACTGAAGGCGTCCGAGATGAACATGGATTTGGAACTGGGCGAGTGCAAGAACATTATCGACACGTATCGTAACTCTGTGCCTGCCATCACGAGACTATGGAGAACAGGGGACAGCGCGATTGAAGCTATGCACAGAAATACGTCCATGTGGTTCGGACGCGAAGGTGTTGCACTGGTCGAGGGTAACAAAGGCATCAAGCTGCCCAGTGGGCTGTACATCAGCTACCCGCAGCTACACCGTGCGGTGAAGAACAAGAACGGCATGGCATTCGAAGCATGGCAGTACAAAGATGAGACAGGATTGGTTGACATCTACGGTGGCAAGTTGGTTGAGAACGTGGTGCAGGCGCTGGCACGTATCGTTGTGATGCAGCAGCTACTGAAGATCTCCAAGAAGCTACACGTGGTGTTGACTGTGCATGATGCGGTGGCTGCCATCGCACGGGAAGAAGAAGCCGAACAAGCTCAGGCATACGTTGAAGAATGTATGCGCTGGGTTCCGAAGTGGGCAGAAGGCTGCCCGATCAACTGTGAAAGTGGGATAGGAAAAACGTATGGCGATTGCTGAAGTTGTTGACTACGCTTACCCCTGCATGATGGCAGAGAAGGCACTGAAAGAACTGCATCAAGCGATGCTGCGTAACGACTATGACACTGCGCTTGAGCTTGCTTTGACTGCGATGGCAGAGACTAAGCTGGCCTACAACGCCATTCGGCACACCAAGGAATCGCAATGAGTCTGCCCGGTGCTTGGTCCTACAGTGGCCTGAAGAAGTTCAAGACGTGCCCGAAGCAGTTTGCCGAGGTCAAGGTCTACAAGAACTTCACCGAGCCGCCCTTCACTGAGGCCACGCTGTACGGGACCAACTTCCACGAGGCGGCAGAACTCTACGTGCGCGATGGCACCCCGCTGTCTGAAGCGTTCGCATACGTCAAGCCGCATCTGGATACCCTGCGGTCCATACCCGGGATCAAGCACTGCGAGTACAAGATGGGTCTGACCGAGGCTATGGAGCCTTGCGCGTTCGACGCCCCTGCGGTATGGTGCCGGGGTGTGGCAGACCTGCTCATCGTCAACGAGGAGAAGGGTGTCGCCCGGGTGGTGGACTACAAGACCGGCAAGTCAGCCAAGTACGCGGACACCGCGCAGTTGGAACTCATGGCGCTGATGGTCTTCAAGCACTTTCCTGCAGTGCACCGGGTCAAGGCAGGACTGCTCTTCGTGGTGGCGAACGACTTCAAGCGGGCCGAGTACGACAAGACTCAGGAGAAGAACTACTGGCGCACGTGGATGCAGGACATCCACCGCCTGGAGACCGCTTACAAGACCGGGGTGTGGAATCCAAGCCCGTCAGGACTGTGCCGAAAGCACTGCGTAGTTACATCCTGCCCACACAACGGAGTAAACAAATGAGTAAATGGGTGCAGTTAGAACTTGATTTTGGAGAGCAAACATGCCCTACAAAGATCCCGACGATAGAAACCATCGTAAAGAGTACGCTGACTTCCTTGCAAAGGGAGGACGTGCCAAACAGTCCGAGCGGCAGCGTGCACGCCGCGCCTGGGACAAGGAACACGGTAAGGATTCTCGAAAAGGAAAAGCCCTTGATCATGTGACGCCGATCAAGGACGGGGGCAAGAGCACCCCGGGTAACGTGAGGCTCAAGAGCTTCAGCGCAAACAGCGCAAAGAATTTCAAAGGTCCCCGCTCAGGCGGGCGTTGACGTGTAGCCCCGCTGGGGCTATGCTTGTTTCCCCCGGCTCGACCGGGACTCGTGGCTCGATGGGATCACCCTATCGAGCCGTTCTGCCATTCTCACTAGGAGATAAAAATGACACAAATGAAGAACGTCATGATAGACATTGAGACGCTGGGTACCCGTCCTGGGGATACGATCTTGTCGATCGGTGCTGTGAAATTCACAGCCGAAGAAGGTATCACTGAGGAGTTCTATGTAACCATCGACCCGGAGACCTGCAAGGCTGCGGGTTTGCGTGCGCAGAAGAGCACGTTGGAGTGGTGGGAAAAGCAATCTCCTGAAGCCCGCGCCGCTGCGTTCAAGGGTGAGATGAGTCTCAACGCTGCCCTGACCAAGCTGACGATGTGGATGCCCCCGCTGGACAGCGTGCTGGTGTGGGGTAACGGAGCGAACTTTGACAACACGCTGGTGGCTGCGGCGTACCGAGCCATGAAGATGGACGTGCCTTGGCAGTACTGGAACGACAGGTGCTACCGCACCATTGCCAATATGTTCCTGAAGACCCGTGTGGAGCGAGTAGGCACCGGACACCATGCGCTTGACGATGCCAAGACGCAGACCTTGCGCCTACTGAAGATGCAAGAAGAGAGCAAGTTCACGCTGAAGTGATATGCAGATCATTGAAGACAAAGCTCTGCTGCTCAAGCTCAAGCACCCCGAGCGGGTGCTGAACACCATTCCGAAAAGCAAACGCTTGGATGACGGGCAGATACTGGTGCGGTGGGGGCTTGAGGAAGCACAGGTGCTGAAGAACCTCGGTGTTCGGTCGGTGCCTTCTCCCATCGAGCGCAGGTACAAGTGGCCTGGGCTGTTCAAGCCCTTCGAACACCAGAAAGACACGGCGTCCTTCCTCACCCTGCACCGCAGAGCGTTTTGCTTCAACGACCCGGGCACGGGCAAGACCGCATCCTTCGCCTGGGCTGCCGACTACCTGCTGGACAAGAAGTACATCAGCCGCGTGCTGGTGATCTGCCCGCTGTCGATCATGAACTCGGCGTGGAGGGCAGACCTGTTCAAGACGCTGATGCACCGCAGGGTGGACGTGGCCCACGGCAGTCGGGACAAGCGGGTCAAGGTGATCAAGTCCGACGCTGAATTTGTCGTCATCAACTTCGATGGTGTGGAGACGGTGCTCGATGAACTCAGAGCAGGTGGGTTTGACCTTGTGATTATTGACGAAGCAAACGCGGTGAAGACCGCTACGACGAAAAGATGGAAAGCAATCAACTCATTACTAACTCCCAACACATGGCTGTGGATGGCAACGGGGACACCAGCATCTCAGGCCCCGACAGACGCATACGGTTTGGCCCGTATGTTGAACCCTTCCTCCGTGCCTCCGTACTTCTATTCCTTCAGGGATACAGTCATGTACAAGGCAACGCAATTCAAATGGAGCGCAAAGAAAAACGCAGCAGAGATTGTCAACAAGGTACTGCAACCGGCGATACGCTACACCAAGGATGAGTGCCTGGACCTGCCTGAGCTTCTGTACACGACACGTGAGGTAGACCTGACCCCGCAGCAGTCGAAGTACTACAAGATGCTCAAGGACCAGTTCATCATGGCAGCGGCAGGGGAGACAGTCACCTCGGTCAACGCAGCGACCAACCTGAATAAACTTCTTCAAGTGGCAAGTGGCGCGGTGTATACAGACGACGGCAACACCGTCGAGTTCGATATCACGCACCGGTACAACGTGCTGGTGGAAGCCATCGATGAGAGCACCCACAAGGTGCTGGTCTTCGTCCCGTTCCGCCATGCCATCGAGGTTCTACGCGACAGGCTGCGCAAGGATGGGTACGCA